GTTATGTAGTGATTGGTAATAACATTGTCTATAAAGAAAAGACAGACGTTATTCCTTTTGCTTGCTTAACTCCAATGATTATGCCTCACAGACACATTGGTCGTTCTTATGCTGACTTGACTATGGACATTCAGTTGATTAAGTCAACTCTGTTACGTGGTCAGCTAGACAATATGTACCTAGCTAACAATGGTCGCTATGCTATCTCTAGTCGTGTAAACCTAGATGATATGTTGACATCACGTCCAGGTGGTATTGTTCGTGTTGAAGGTGAACCAGGTTCAGCAATCATGCCACTAAGTCACCCACCACTACCAGCTTCTAGCTTTGGTATGGTTGAGTACATGGACAAGATGAAAGAGCAACGTACAGGTGTTACAGCTTACAACCAAGGCTTAGATGCTAACGCTCTTAACAAGACAGCTTCAGGCATTGCACAAATCATGTCTGCTTCACAACAACGTATTGAGTTAGTCGCTCGTACATTTGCTGAGACAGGCGTTAAAGACTTGTTTAAGTTGGTGCATCGCTTAGTTCGTACGTCATACACTAAACCTGACATTGTACGCTTGCGTAACAAGTGGGTAGAGGTAGACCCTAGGGAATGGAAGAATCGTAACGATTTGACTATCTCTGTAGGCTTAGGCGCAGGTAATAAAGACCAACAGTTAATGCACTTAACTACAATCTTACAGATGCAGAAAGAAGCATTAGCAGCAGGTGTTACATCACCTGAGAAGATTTACAATGCTTTAGCTAAGTTGACACAGAACGCTGGCTTTAAAGACCCTGAAGAATTCTGGACTAATCCTGCTGAAAACCCACAAGGTCAACAACAGCAACAACCTGACCCTGCTCAAGCATTGCTTGAAGGTCAATTGCAAATCGAACAGCTTAAAGCACAGTCTGAACAACAGATTGCACAGCAGAAAGCAGAAGCACAGTTCATGCAAGAGCAAGAGCGTTCAAAGAATGATATAATCATTGAGCGTGAAAAGATGGCAGCGCAAATGGAACTAGAGCGTTACAAAGCTCAACTCCGTGCAGAAACAGACTTAGCCATCGCTCAGATAAAGGCAGGTTATGGACAAGCAACTTACTGAAGTTAAACGTGGTGAACAAGCAGCACAGGTTCTAGATAATCCTTTATTTAAAGAATCTGTAGAAAAAGTACGTGAAGGAATCATCAGGAGTATGGCTACAAGCCCTCTAGGAGACTCGGAAACGCACAATCGCTTAGTCATTGCTATGCAACTATTAAATCAGATTGAAAAGCAGCTTACGGACGTTATACAGACTGGCAAGATGGCAGCTATACAAACGGATAATAAGTTTAAACTATTTAGGTAACGGACAAGCCTAAACAAGAAGCTCACTTCGGTGGGCTTTTTTATTGTCCATTTTAGGAGTAGTAAAATGAGTGACCAAGCCTTAGAGCAGTCGCCACAAGATAAAGTGATGGCTATGCTCGATGAAGTATCTGATGACGAGATTTTAAATCAAGCGTTAGAGGAGCAGATAGATGAACAAGACCCTGATGAAGTGGATGAATCTGAAAGTGAAGAATCACAGGAAACTGATGATGATTCGCAGGATGAGGAGCTTGAAACTGAGGAGGATGATGAGCCAGAGGACTCTGAAAACGAGCAGCCTAAATCTCTCAAACTTAAAGTCAATGGCGAGGAACTTGAGAAACCTCTTGATGAAGTCATCGCACTAGCCCAACAAGGGTTAGATTACACCAAGAAAACACAAGAAGTAGCAGAGCAACGTAAAGCATTAGAAGAATACGCTCAGACTGTTAAAGTCCAAGAGGAAGTCTTTATGCAACAAGTTCAGTTACAGCAAGCGTTGATTGGTGACGTAGCGCAACTAACAGCAGTCGATAAGCAGCTCGCAGCCTTTAATGACGTCAACTGGCAAGAGCTAAGCGATAACGATTTCGTAGAAGCGCAAAAACTGTTCTTTACATATAACCAGCTTCAACAACAACGTGGTCAATTGGCTACCGAGCTTGAAGCCAAAGCGCAGCAAATTCAGCAGACACAAGCTGCTAAGATGCAAGAGAAAATCGCACAAGGCAAAGAGATTCTAGCTAAAGAAATCCCTAATTGGAGTCGTGAGACCACCCAAGAACTGATGACTTTCGGCAAAGAGTACGGCTTTAGTGATGATGAACTAGGCACAATCATAGACCCACGTCACGTGAAGGTCTTACATGATGCTATGCAATGGCGCAAGTTACAAAAGAATTCGGTTGCAAAGAACAAAGTGTCACAAGCTAAACCTGTCGTGAAGCCAGGTGCTAAAGATACAAAACAGGAAGCTACATCAGCTAACCGTCAAGTACGTGAGCAATTACGTAAGACAGGTAAATCTGACTTAGCACAAAAATTAATTGAAAATATGATTTAGGGGAATAAACATGGCTGTTTCATCAACCAACACCTATACCGGTAAGGGTATTGCAGAGTCTTTTGAAGATGTAATCTTTGATATTAGCCCAGAAGATACACCATTGCTTTCATTAGCAAAACGTATGTCTGCTGGTCAAACTTACCACCAATGGCAAACAGATGCTTTAGCTGCTGCTGCAACTAACACAGGTATCGAGGGTGACGACTCATCATTCGCTACTTTGGCTGCTACAACAGTATTGGGCAACTACACTCAAATCTCACGTAAAACAGTTCAAATCTCTGGTACATACGACATCGTTAAGAAATATGGTCGTAAATCTGAGGTTGCTTACCAACTAATGAAGGGTGGTAAAGAACTTAAACGTGACATGGAATATGCAATCGTACGTAACCAAGCTTCTTCAGCTGGTGGCGCTGCTACTGCACGTTCAACTGCTGGCGTTGAATCATGGATTACTAACCGTGTGTTAGGTACAGGTTCTACAGCAGGTACAACACCTGGCTTCTCTAACGGTACTGTTGCTGCTCCTACAGACGGCACACAAGTAACATTCGTTGAAGCTGATTTGAAATCTGCATTGCAATTAGCATGGACAGACGGTGGCGAACCATCATTAATCTTGATGTCAGCTACTAACAAAGCACGTTTCTCAACATTCGCTGGTATTGCTACTAAGTTCAACAACGTACAAGGTACTGCACAAGCAACTATTACTGGTGCTGCTGACGTTTACGTTTCTGACTTCGGTAACCACACAGTTAAACTTGACCGCTTCATGCGTGACCAAGCTGTATTGTGCGTAGACCCAGGTTATGTTGGTCTTGCGACATTACGTCCAATGGAAAAAGTAGAGTTAGCTAAAACTGGTGACTCAAGCAAATGGTTAATCCAATCAGAGTACGCTTTGGTTGTACAAAACCCAGATGCACACGCTAAAGTACAAAACGTAGGTCTATAGTGTAGAATAGAGGGGTGGGAAACTGCCCCTCTTTCTAAAGGATTTATTATGGGTGTATTTTTTGATTATGACCCGAATACAGGTGTAACACAGACGTTTGACTATGACCCTGTAACGGAAGATGTACGACTTACATCAACACAGAATTTAGATACTTTCTTTGAAGCTATAAGCAAAAGAGAGATAACCCTGACGCATGGGCTAAAGGTGTTAAAGAAGAATTCGCTCACTATGCAAGTATTCCACCAGTTATTGAGATGGAATTATTAAAGCAGGGAATTGATATACATAACCCTAACCAAACAAAAGAATTGCTAAAAGCAATTAATACTAAATATCCATTCTTAAAAACCACGACTGCGATGGTGAAATAATGGATAAAGACGAATTAAAAGAATGTCAGATTGCTATTCATCAGTTAATTGAAGCTGATGACTACGAAAATGCTATGCCGTTGATATATACGGTACTAGAAGAATATCCCGATGATGCAGCTACATTGCACTTCCTTGGATATATTTGGTTGATGTCAGAGCGAACAGTCTTTGCTTACCAAATGTTTCGTAGAGCTTTACAAGAGCAACCAGGTAACAAAGCACTATGGACTTCATTAGGTCGTGCTTGCCATGAACTACAGATGTATGAGGATGCGATTAAGTTCTTCATCAAGTCTGCTGAGTTAGATAATAACTACGCTATGGCTTACTCTAATATGTCTGCTACGTTAGTACAGTTATCACAATGGGATGATGCAGAGAAGGCAGCTAGAACTGCTTTAGACTGCAATCCTACAGACTTAAACTCCCAACTAAACCTAGCACATTGTTACTTAGCTAGAGGCGAATGGAAAGAGGGCTGGCATGAATGGAATAAATCTCTCGGTGGTAAGTTCAGAAAAGAACTCATCTACGGTGACGAAGCTAGATGGAATGGTTCAAAGGGCAGAAACCTTGTTATCTATGGTGAACAAGGACTTGGAGACGAAATCTTTTACGGCTCATGTATCAACGATGCCATCAGAGACAGCAAGCACGTCATTATTGACTGTGACCCTCGCTTAGAAACGCTATTTAAACGCAGTTTTCCTGATGCTGAGGTGCATGGTACACGCAAAGTAGACCATCCTGAGTGGTTAGAGAAGGCTGAGATAGATGCTAGATGTGCAATGGGTGGCTTACCTGAGTTCTATAGATTCACAAATAAGGATTTTCCTGGAACTTCTTACTTGGTAGCTGATGAACGCAAAGTAAATGAGTGGAAAGCAGTCTTAAAAGACAAGAAAACCTACATTGGCATCACAACTCATGGTGGTAAGAAGGCAACAAACTCAAAAGGTCGTAAATTAACTGCTGATGACTTAGCACCGTTACTGAAACGCAAAGATATTCAGCTAGTCTGTCTAGATTATGACCTAGAAGAACGTATTGATGGTGTTTTGTACTTTGATGAAGCTATTACATCACAAGATTACGATGATACGGCTGCTTTAATCGCATCTTTAGACATGGTAATGGGTGTTCCTACTACTGCTTTACATTGTGCAGCAGCTTTAGGCGTTAAAACATGGTGTCTAGTACCTAAACGTCATCAATGGCGTTATGCACAGCCTAGTATGCCTTGGTATCGCAGTATGAGATTGATTTATCAAGACAATCAAGAATGGATAGACGTTATACGTAGCGTGAATAAACAAATATAAGGAATAAATATGGCTTTAGCATCTTACAATGACCTAGTGTCTACGGTTGAGAGTTATCTTGCTCGTAGTGACTTAACAAGTGTCATTCCTACATTCGTCATGCTTGCACAACAACGTATGAGTCGTGATTTAAGAACTCGTGAGATGCTAAAAGTAGCCACTACAACAGCGACAGATGGCACAGTAGAGATTCCTACTGACTTCTTAGAGATGCGTGAGTTACACTTTCAAGGTAACCCACCAATTACGCTAGAGTACGAGAGTCCTGATAAGTTCTTCCGTGATATGCTCACAACAACATCAGGCTTACCTTACTACTACACAATCATCGGTTATGAGTTCCAATTTGCACCAGCTCCTGATAGCGCACAAGTGCTTCAAATGCTTTACTACGCAGAACCTACATTTGTTTCTAGCACAGTATCAAGCAATCTATATCTAGCCAATTATCCTGATGCGTTACTTTACGCAACACTAGCTGAAGCAGAACCTTACTTAATGAATGATGCACGTATTCAAGTATGGGCAACGATGTATGACCGAGCAATTCTAAATATCATGAATAGCGATATTAGCAAGAAATTCCCTAACACAGCACTAAACGTAACTTTACGATAAGGATTAAATCATGGCAGAAATGAGCAATTACTTAGAGAACGCTTTATTAAACGGTACTCTAAACGGCACAAGCTACACAGCACCAGCAGCAGTATATGTAGCTTTATACACATCAGACCCTACAGATGCTAACTCAGGTACAGAAGTATCAGGTGGTTCTTATGCACGTACAGCAGTAACTTTTGCTACAGCATCAGGCACAAGTGGTTCAGTAGCTTCTAACGCAGACTGTACATTCCCACAAGCAACAGGCTCATGGGGTACAGTAGGTTGGATTGGCATTATGGATGCTGCAACAAGTGGCAATCTTTTATATCACACAGCATTAGACGTATCTAAAACAATTGATTCAGGCGACATCTTTAAGATTGCTTCAGGTTCATTGACTGTAACATTGGCTTAGGGGTAAAACATGGCTCTAGTCGTTAAGGATAGGGTACGAGAGAACAGCACTACGACAGGGACAGGTACACTTACTTTAACTGGAGCTGTTAGTGGCTTTCAAACATTCTCTAGTGCCATTGGCAATACAAACACTACTTACTACGCCATTGTTAATAATACTGAATGGGAAGTTGGTATAGGTACAGTAGGTGCAGGAACATTATCAAGAGATACTATTCTTGAATCATCTAACTCAGGAAGTGCAGTTAATTTAAGTGCAGGTACTAAAGACGTATTCTGTACTTATCCTGCTGAACAAGCGGTTTATTTCAATGCCTCAAACAAAGTAGCCATCACAGGTGGTGCTATTTGGGAAAATACAAACGCTATCGCTTCAAATTACACTATTTCAACAAATACCAATGCTATGAGCGTAGGTTCAGTCACTATTAATAGTGGTGTTACTGTTACCGTTCCAAGTGGTAGCAGATGGGTTATCGTTTAGGAAAACATTATGGCAAAGAATAAGATTAGTGAGTGGAGTGCTACCCCAGCCTCAAACACGGATGTTGGTGGTATTAACATTGCAGAGGGTATGGCACCTTCTGATGTAAACAATGCTATCCGTGAGATGATGGCACAGATTAAAGACCAACAAGCAGGTTATGATGGTGATAACTTTACTGTAGGTGGTAACTTAGCTGTTACAGGTACTTCTGCATTTACAGGTGCAGTTACAT